GAAGGGAAATCTCTCTCCGCCAATGGGTAAAAGTCAGGGACTCCCACATCTTTCCGACGTATTGCTCGGAGCTCAGCGGGTCGCTCCAAATGCGAAAAGAGTTTATCCGGGGAGCGGAGATTATGGGCTTTGCCAATAACCCGGACACCCTCAAGCCTCAACAGCTACGCACCGCCGACGTCCTCAACTCCTCAAAGGATGCTTTCGTAATCGAGAGCCCGAGGCGTGCATCCAAGACAACGTCAATCCTCCTCGTCCTCCTCGGCCGGTGTGACCTACGCCCCGGCTACCAGGTGACCTTTTCAGCACAGAGCGGTGTCGCCTCCTCGCGCCGCTTTCGAGAGTGGGCGAACCGGCTCGACCAAATCAATCCGCCTATGTTTGACGACCCAATGAACCGAGCCCGGCCTGTATCCCGCCAGACAGCGCTCTTTGGGGTGGACCCCTCTATGCCGCACGATCGTGGGTTTCGATTACTCCGAGGTGCAGCGAACCAACGCATCGAGTGGGCGAACGGGTCGAGCTTCATTGTCCTCCGACCCGAGGCGTCCAGCTATCGAGGGGAGGCGGCCGACGTGTCTTGGATTGACGAGGCTCAGGAGATACTCCCGGACGCCGGCGAGGACTTACTCGCAGCTATCCTCCCGCTCCAAGACACTAAGCCCGGCGCGTCACTCATCATCTCGGGCACAGCGGGCGAGGTCCAGACGGGCATCTTCTGGGAGTACCTCACACGCGGCCGTGACAAAGACCCAACCGTCGGCATCCTCGACTATTGCGCTCCCGAGGACACACCTTGGGAGGACGTCGAGGACGAGGACAAAGCTATGAAGCTACTCGCCACCGTCCACCCCGGCGTCGACACTCTCACGACGATGGACAAAATGCGAAAGAACTACCGCTCGATGTCGAAGCCTCTTTGGGCGAGGGAGTACCTTTCTATCTGGCCCAAGACCTTTGGGACGACGGCGGTCAAGCCTGAACAATGGACCCACGGCGCTCGGGCAAAAGTGCCATTCCCTGAGAAGGTCGCGTTTGGGTTAGCTATCAAACCCGCCGGCACCTCGTCGGCCATCGTCGCAGCGTGGCGCGACCGGGCGGGCGTCGCCTACATCGAGGTCGTCGAGCACCGGCAGGGGACAGCTTGGCTCCCCAAAAGGATGCAAGACCTCACCCGAAAATATCGAGGGTCCACCGTCGCCTATGACGACATCGGAGAAGGCAAAGCTACGGCCGTCGAGTGTGGACCTCTGCAACCTCGGCCGAGGCTCAAGATGCAGACGTACCGCGAGACGGCCGCCGGGTGCATCCAATTTTTGAGAGACCTTGAGAGAGGCACGATGGTCCACTTTGACCAAATCTCCCTCAACGATGCTGTGACGAGGGCCGGCAAAAGAGACATACGCGGGGAGTCCGGCCAATGGCTCTGGACCCCGATACAGGCCGGCGACGACATCACAGCACTCGACGCCGCAACCCGAGCGCTCCGCAACTGGGACCAACACTTTTCCAAGCATCCCGCAGCGAAGCCGGCCGGGATTATCGTCGGATGATGCACTTTGACAAGACCACCGAGTCGGTCGTCGTAACGTGCGACAACTGTGGAGACGCTTGGGCGAGTGCTCACTCCAACCTCAACGCGGCCGCCCGAGCGTCACTCATCCACGAGCGCGACGTCCACCGAGTCTCGGGCGGCAATACCCAAGGCTATGCAATCATCTACAGCGCGACACGTCGAGGCCGTCAAATGACAGAGGTGTGGGAGACAATTTAGGAATGGGACTCCTCGACCGCTTTCGCACAGCACGCCGCCGGGCCGAGCCATACGTCCCTACCGGGTCGACACCTGGCTCAGCGACCGGCATCGTCTCGCCGTGGTCCGAGGGTGAGCTCGAAAAGTTCGTACACTCCGACGTCTTTGGGACGTCATACGCTCCCGTAAACCGAGCCGAGGCGATGACAATCCCCTCGATCGTAGGCGGGCGAGGTATTCTCCTCGGAGCGCTCGCGGGACGGCCTCTCCGAGCGCTCCGAGGAGATGCACTCTTAGAGCCGCAGCCCTCCTGGTTATACCGGACCGACACCGACCTCCCACCCTGGCACCGGATGGCGCACACCCTCGACGATTGGATATTCTTTGGGGACTCCCTTTGGGTCGTCTCTCGTGGAGGAGCCGACCAAATAACCGACGCGGTCCGAGTCCCCCGAGACCGATGGGCGGTCGAGGACGATGGCACCATCCTCGTCGACAACAAGACAGCCGACGCGAGTCAATGCCTCTACCTCCCCGGACCTTTTGAGGGTCTCCTGAATTGTGCAGCCAAGAGCATCCGGGCGGCCGTCAACCTCGAAGCGTCTTGGGCCGGCCGCGCCCGCACCCCAGCACCCGCCATCGTCCTCCAAGAAAAAGAGGACAACGGTATGACCCAAGAGGAGGCAAAGGTCCACGTCGCAGCGGTCGCCGCAGCACGTCGAGACCCGGACGGCGCTGTGATGTTCGTGCCTTACTCGATGACCGTGAGCTTTGAGGGCGACACCGCAGCCGACCTAATGATAGAGGCCCGTAACGCGGTCAAGCTCGACGTGTCCAATTTTCTCAATATCCCGTCCTCGATGGTCGACGCAGCTCTCCCCAAAGCGTCTCTGAACTACCAAACCCAAGAAGGCAAACAGGTCGACCTGACCGAGCGCCTCCCCTACTGGACCGAGCCAATGGAGTCTCGGCTAAGTATGGATGATGTCTGCCCACGCGGGCAGCGTCTCCGCTTTGAGATGGGCGAGAACCCAAACCGACCCGGTGAGCAAACAGCTCCCTACGCAGAGGACTAAACAATGACGACCGCTCTCATCCAAGCCGGCAACCTGACCGCATCCCTCGCGGAGCGCATCGTGACCGGCCTCCTCCTCCCCTTTGGGGAGCTCGGGCAAACAAGTATCGGCCGCTTTGCTATCGACGGCCCTGGGATTATCAGTCTCCCCTCGGACATAAGCGTCCTACAGGCTAATCTCAATCACGACCAAATGGAGCCGGTCGCCCGTTTTCTCACTCTTACCGAGACAAGCGGCGGCCTAGTCGCCACTTTCCAGGTAGGTAAAAACCCCGAGGGTGACGCCCTCCTCGCGGAGATTGAGGATGGAGTCAAAACAGGGCGCCTGAAATCACTATCAGCGGAGGTCAAAAATATGGTTATCAAGGCAGGGAAGGCGGTCTCAGGAGCACTCACGGGTGCCGCTTTCGTCAATCAGGGAGCTTTCCCAAGTGCTCGCCTTATGGCAGCACTCGACACGGTGGACGAGGAAACCCTCGACCGCATCGACGACGACCTAGACGAGGAGCCGCCGACCGACCCACCCTCCGAGGGTGAACTAACAGAGGACGAGTACACCGACGAGGACGGCAACGTCTGGCAGCGCACAACGTCGCGCACGCGCACGATCGTGGACGGCGTTGTCACCATCGAGGAGCAAGTCGTCCTCTCCCCCAAAGTAGACCCCGAAGAACCAACCGAAGAACCCACAACCGAAGAACCGGAGGACGTACCAATGACCGTCAAGCTCGCCGCAGTACCCGCCACGCTCAAGGCGGCACGCCCCAAAGCGTCCGAACCGGCACCACTCGCCGCCGCCGACGTTTTCTCGATGATAGCTACCGCGCATCGGACCCGCGACTCTCGCCTCTTGGCAGCACTTGAGGACGTCGCAATAACGGGAGCCGACACCGTCGGAGCCGCAACCGTCGTCCCCCAGTACGTCGGAGAGCTGTGGAGCGGCCGCCGCTACAGCCGCAAGATTATTCCTCTCCTGGCCTCGGCAGACTTGACCTCGACCGAGGTCATCGGATGGCGTTTCACCACGAAGCCCGCCGTCGCACAATGGGCAGGCAACAAAGCTAACGTGCCCTCCAATGCGCCGGTGGCCGAAAAGTACACCGTCCCCTTGCAGCGCTTTGCCGGTGCCTGGGACATCGCTCGGGAGTACATCGACTTTGGGCAGACAGACGTCATCGCCTCCCTTATGGGTTACGCGGTCGACTCCTATGCCAAGCAGTCGGACCTCTACGTCCTCGCCGCAGCTATCACAGCGGCCGGCGACGGCACCGAGGTCGGTACAGTACCGTCCGGCATCGCACCCTCACTCGTCAAGCTTGTCGAGGGCGCAATCTCGGTCATTACCAACGCAGACGCACTCCCCACCTTTGCGATGGTCGCCCCGGACGTATTCCGTGAGCTAGCGCTCATCCAGACAAACAACGCTCTGGAATTCCTGAATATGAGCCTCGGACTAGAGGACGGGGAGCTCTCGGGCTTCCGCATCCTCCCAAGCGCAGCACTCGACGCGGGCGACGTCCTCGTCGGTGCGAGGGATGCAATCAAGGTCCACGAGCTCGCCGGCTCACCTATCCGGGTCAACGCCCTCGATATGGTGAAAGGTGGAGTCGATGAAGGCATCTTTGGATACTGTGCAGCACGCATCGACGACGCCTCGGGCCTCGCCCGCATTATCAACGCCTCCTAACCCGCAACCGTAGAGAGAGGGGAAACGATGTACTACTACACCGGCGACGTGCCGACCGCAGCGCTCATCGTTTCCCCCTCCCTCAACGGCGAACCTCTGACCGTAAACGCAGCCGACACCGCAGAGGTGCTCCTCACAGCACCGGACGGGGACGAGATAACAACTCTCACCGGCACCATCGCCGAGGACGACGTGCAGGTCACTTTCCCCGCCACTACTGTTTTCACCGACCCCGGCATCTACACCCTGACAATTCTCATCGACTACGACGCGGGAGGCATACAACAAGCCGACCCTGTCCGGCTCGTCGTCGACGATACAAGCGCTCAATGGGCAACCCTCGCGCTCACCCGCGACCAATGGGTCGACGCTCGGACGATGGAGGACGCACTCCTCTATGAGCTCCTAGAGCTCTCAAAGGTCCAAATCTTGGAGTACGCGCCGGCGCTCGCCGACGGGGTCGCCGTCCCCTTGCAGTACCGTCTCGCCCAAATTGTCCAAGCGAAGAACGTCTATAACAGCTCCCTTGTCGACGCTGGGAGCGGTGACATCGGTAACGATACTTTCACCCTCCGACCTTTCCCTCTCGATTGGCAGGTCAAGCAAATGCTACGGCCGCGCCGTGGGACGCCGGTCGTCGGATGACCTCGACACGGATTGAGGCGGCGAACCTTATCCGCCCAGCTATGCCCAAAAAGTGGGCATACATAGACGACGAGCGCTCTCTCAACGTCATCTCACGGCCGACACTCATAATCTCACAGCGCAATATCGCACCGTCCACGATCGCTCCGCTTGCACTCCTCACGGTCACTTTCGCCGTCATCATCCTCTCGGAGCACACCGACCCTACGGCCTCGGAAAACGCCCTCGATGACCTCCTGATAACAGCTCTAAAAGCCATCGGCACTCTCCCCGGCCTGACCTGGACAAACGCAACAAAAATCGTCCACCTTGATAGGTATATGGGATACGAAATCACGACCATCGCCACCCTGCAACTCGAAAACTAGGAGAAAACCGTAATGGCACTAATCACACCGACCCCGCTCTATTTTGACGACGTCATCCTCACGATTGACGGCGACGACTACGCCCCGGCAGCGTCGAAGGCATCGCTGGACCCCGCCGTGTCCCTTACCCGCTTTCAGGGTCTCAAGCCGGACGCAGACTTTCCCGCGTCCTCAACCGATTGGAGCCTCGGCCTCTCCTACACCCAAGACTGGGACTCCTCGGCGTCCCTCTCCCGCTACCTATTCGCTAACCAAGGCTCAGAGGTCGACGTCACTCTGAAACCCAAGTCCGGCAGCGGCCCATCCTTCACGATGGTCCTCCACATCGTCGCCGGCTCAGTCGGTGGCAGCACTCGGACCCACGCCGTCGCCGACGTCACCCTCCCCCTCAAAGGGCAGCCAGCTCTCGTCGAGGCGTAGGTGCTACACGTCTCCGCGCTCGCATCGCGGGAGATACGCGCCGTCCTCTTGGCCCTAAAACAAGCCGAGCCAGACATTCGAAAAGCCATAAATAAGGTCTCGAAAGATGTCATCACGACCATATGGAAGCAGCAGATAGCAGAGCAAGCGTCACTAGCGGGCGGCAAGACGCAGAAGGCGAGGTTTAGGGTGCTCGTGAAAACGGCGAAGGTGACGGTCGGAAACAAAGGCGTCACCCTCACGGCGGCGACCACCGGACGCCCGCTCTCGGGCGGCCTCAACGGTAAAACCCAATGGCAGCAGTTAGAGTTTGGGTCGACCAAAGACATTAGGACCGTCGAGTTCACCTCTACCCTCGGCAACCGCTACAAACAGGTCCGAAATGTCGCAGCGCAGCTCGACTCCTACCGGGAGAAGGGCTCAGTTTTCTACCCGGCCGCTCGTGACGCTGTGCCCCGCATCCTCTCCCTTTGGGTACAGACGTCGGTCCGAACCTTCCACGAGATAGTGGACGGTACACGCTAATGCCCGCCGGCGCACGTCTAGACCTCACCACCGACACGAGTGACATAGAAAAGGGCTTTGCCAATACCGCAGACGCCCTCGACGACGTCGTCGACGCTCTCGACAACGTCGGCAAAGAGGGAGACGCGGTCTCCGATGAGTTGACCCGCAGCTTTGCGGCCTCGGCCCAAGAGACCAAAAAAGAGGCCCGCGAGATGGCGAAGGGAGTCAATAGCTCCTACGACAAGATGGAGAAGGGGTCGAGCAAAGCCAATGAGAAGATGGGCAGCTCTGCGCAGAGCAAAGCCCGCGAGGTCTCCGCATCCTTTGACGGCTCCGCCGACTCTATCGTCTCAGGCTTTCAGGGAGCCTCGGCCGAGATGTTCGAGGGCTTTGGGCCGGCAGGAGTCGCAGCGGGTCTCGTCGTCGCCGGCGGCATAGGTCTCATAACCAAAGAGTTTCAGGACGCCCAAGCGGAGGCGGAGGAGCTTGCCGCCGTCACCGACTCGATGGTCGGAGAGATGCTAGCGGCCGGCAGCACCTACGTCACAGAAATGCAAAAGCTAAAAGCTTTTGAGGCTTTCCTGGGTAGCAGCTCGGAGCAAAAAGAGGCCCAAAAGTTTGCCGACCAGCTAGGCATCCCTCTCGTCGAGTTTGCCTCCGCGATGTTTGGGCTCTCGGAGGACCGAGCGATCGTGGAGCAAAAAATAAACGACCACGCGGCCGAGCAACTAGCGACCTACAGGGAGCTCGGAGTCACCGGCACCGATTACCTCCTCGGCACGAAACACATTACAGACCAACAAAAAGACAGCTTGGACCTCCTCTACAAACAGGAGAAGGCGGAGGGCTTGGCCCGAGGCGTCGTAGACGCAGCGCTCAAAATCCGAAAAGACATAACTGGGGAGATACGGGAGACGGTCGACGTGACCGACGAGCTCTCCGAGGAGTACCGAAAGATGGCCCTACAGGACGCCACCCCAATCCTCAATATTGCGGAGGAGGCAAAAAGGCAAGTCCGAGAAGCGCAGAGAGCCATCGACGGCCTGACAGGTAAGACAATCAAAATAAACGTGAGGGTCGTCCAATGACAGCAACCATCACCGGCGGCTCGACCACTATCCGCCCGGACCTAATAATGAGCTACCTCGCCGACCGCGACTCCCGCAACGTCTACCACAACATCATCGGGAAGGCAGAGCAAGACGTGAGCCTAGAGGTCGACGGCAAACGGTACGGCAACTTGGAACTATTCTTCCAACACAAAGACGACGCTTGGGAAGCGTACACGACCCTCGCGGCAGGTCTCCCTTTTCAGCTCGACGACGTGGGGACGCCCGAGGTGAATATGACGTTCGCTAGAGAAGGGAAAATGAGCATCGCCCTCACCGCCGACCGTCGACATTGGACCGTCGAAATGGAATATCGAGAAATCGTCTAATGGTCTCTGTCATCGACCGGCACACCATAACCGCCACAATCGACCCTCTCGGTATAGCTCTTGACGTAACCGAGGCTTTGCTCAGCCTCGACGAGTCTCGTGCTCCCTATGCGGAAATGACCCTGACCGCAGCGTTTCCCACCGCGTCCGATATGCAGCTTATTGACATCACCACCCAAACCCTCCGCGTATCCGGCGAAATCCGGCAAGACTTTGGCATAATCTGGAACCTCGCAACACTCACGGCCGCCGGCGGAGGGTCGGTCTCAGCGATAACCGACTTTGGAGGGGTCTCTCCCTCATCCATAACAAACCGTCTCTTTGGCTCCTGGAACCCGAGAGCCCGAGCATCCCAGACGCGCAGCTTTGACCTGTACATCGTGGAACGAGTTTTCGACACTAACGAGCGCTCCCTCACCCTCGTGGCGCAAAGTGACGAGGCCGTAATGATAAACGACACCCGAGTGGCCTCCACCGCGCTAGACCCCGAAACCCAAGATATTCCCACGATCGTGCAGAGTGTCCTCACCCGCTACGGCGCAACACTTGAGGCAGGAGCGGCCGCCGGCACAGTTGCCGAGGCCGAGGCGACGCTGTGGGAGCCTGGCACCCGAGCTTGGGACTACCTAGACGACTTTTTGGAGGCCGCCTCTCTCAGAGTATGGTCCGACGAGAACCGGAAATGGTATCTGTCCGAAAGGCAGACCCTCACCGCCGGACACCTCACCATTACCCCAAGTAACGGGATGGTCGACCACTCTGACTCGATGGCTTATGACCCTCGAAGCTACTTTGACGCGGTCGTCGTCGAGTACCGTTGGAGCGACGTCGACGGCGTGAGTCAAATTGCCTACGACCACGCCGGCAACACCGTCCCCCGCTCAGCGCTCACCCTCAAGAATGAGAACACCGTCTATCCCGGACCGGGCGCAGCACAAGGGCTACTAGACAGAATGACCGGCCGAGGCCGTGTCATCGACGTCGAGGCCGTCTCCCGGTACAACGCAACGCCCGGCCAAGCGGTCACAATCACACCCCCGTCCGGCTTTGACCAAAACGGCTTTTTGGTATCGGTCGAGTGGCGACTCCCGGACGCGGAGATGGCGGTCAAAACCCGTAACCTCACCACGCGGCCGGTGACGACCTGGCTCTCGCCTCTCCTCGCCCTCTTTTCCATCTCCGACCTGACCACAATCGGAGGCGGCTCTGTGGCAACCTTGACCGCAATCCCCGGCGACGACCTGACCGCAATCACTAACGCCCTAGAGGACGAGTCCAGCGGCGTCGAGTGGGACGAGCTAAGTGCAGGAGTTTCGTGGGATACTTTTCTAGAACCGATATAGGAGGCGCAACGTGACAGCAGGAGACGCAGCAGCCGCCCTCGGCTTTGACATCGTGGCCCCAACCGATGACGTCAAAGAGGGTTACGCAGAAATCAACAAGAGCCGCGACTACCTCGCCGAGGACATCACCAGCGGCACCCGCTCCGCCGCCCAAATAACGTCCGGCATCTTTGCGGCACCTCGCCTCCCGGTCATCGCAGTCGACAAAGGCGGCACAGGAGCTACCACGGCCGCCGACGCGAGAACAAACCTCGGCATCGACGACCTCGAAACACTCATCGAGAACCTGACAACCCGCGTAACAGCTTTGGAGGCTTAGAAAATGCCAACCGGACCCGGTGGACTGGACGCTAATGGCGTTTGGCAATATGGCGAGGACGACACCGAGGCGCTAGCGTCCGACCTCCTCAATCTTGGAATGGCCTCAGTCTCGACAGAGGTGGGACTTCTCGACGCAGCGGTCGCCGCTATTGTGACAGGTCAAATCTTGCAGGTACTGTCTACGACCAAGACGGACACTTCATCTTCCACCAGCGGAACGTATGCTGATGTTTCAGGATTATCGCTTGCCATCACCCCGGTTTCAGCTAGCTCAAAAATCCTAGTGATAGCTGCAGTGATTTTGGGGCATACTATACAAAATGGCGGGGTTACCTACGCGCAAGTGTTACGCGACTCTACTGCTATCGGCAATCTAGCTAGTGTTGCCTTTTCTATGTCTTACGGTGCGGTAGCCACGCCTAATGGGGCTATGTGGGATTTTTCTCCCAATTCGTTTAACTTTTTGGACTCTCCCGGCACTACATCGGAAACAACCTATAAAGTACAGTTTTTGCGAAGTAATAGTACGGGCACCGCCTATGTAAACCGCAGTGGGTATTCAGCAGCCCAAGGGGGCAGTTCACACTTAACTCTTATGGAGGTTGCCGGATAATGGATATTGCAACAATTTTGACGAAACGTTATGCAGGTTTGGAGTGGACGCTGGACGGTGACGACTACAGCGGCCTCACCTGGCTATCAGACACCCCGAAACCTACAGAGGCGACACTCGCTAAGGCTTGGCCTGGTGTCCAGTCAGAGGTAGCGGCAGAGGCACAGGAGAGACTCGACGCTAAAGCCTCGACGATCGACAAGCTCAGAGCACTCGGCCTCACCCTTGAGGAGGTCCAGGTCGCTTTTGGCCTGGGACAATGATGGACCTTTACTATCCGGTCAAGTCTCCCGTCATCGGCTCACCTTTTGGGATGAGACGGCACCCTATCTCGGGCCGTATGCGGCTCCACAAAGGGATTGACTTTCACAACCGAGGCCCAATGCTCGCCGCCCAAAATGGTGTGGTGCGAAAGGTCGGCTATTGGGGTGACAAGACCCGAGGGTATGGCCACTATATTTACATCGACCACGGTGACGGTTTCCAAACTTTATACGCTCATATGGCCCGGCGCACCCACTACAACAAAGGCGACCGCGTCCTCGCACTCGACCCCGTCGGAATTATTGGCAGCACCGG